ATGAACGCAGGTCTAGTGATCGGAGCCCTCTTTATTGGGGGCTTTTTTCTTATCGGTTCCTGCTTTAAAGGTAATGAACCACCTGAGTCGAAAAGACTAAGGAAATTACGCTCGCTCAAGATTAAAAATCAAAAGCAACGTGAGTATTACGTGAAAGAACTGGCTAAAGAAGTTGAGAGAGTAAAGGACATTACAAAGCCTTTAATATGACCAACTTCACTGCATTTGCAAAGCTGCTTTCTTTTTTAAGGATGAACTCTCATCATCAGATGGGGGTTTTGTCTATTGAATCACTTCTATTGGTAGCAGAATCACCCAGGACATTAGAAGAATTGACTCATCTAACAGGCGCACAGAACGGTAGCGTGTCTAAAGCAATTCGTTCTATTGCTCCACATTGGAATAGAAAAGGTGAAGTAATACAAATGCCTCACCTTCATTTGTTGACCAGGAAGAAACGTAAATCACCCTTAACTGGCCATGAATACCGATTGGCTAAAGGTGGAAAACAATTACTTCAAGAAGCAGGGTTGATGAATTAGTGTATCTAGATGAACTAGTACATTTGATACATGGGGGCGCAGTAGTCCCCTTTTTTATGGACTCCCTGTTTACGAAATGTCCAAAACCGTGTAGATATATTAAATAGTTGATATATGTTTGATGAAAGAGGGAATCATAGAGATGGTCGCATCGGTGATTTGTCCACACCCCAGAGGACAAAGGCACTATGCTTGTTATATTCATTTTCAAAAGAAAGGGCCTATCCTATGTATCAGCTCTACCGAAAACTATCGGGTGGCAAATTGTCGAAAAGATCCGTTTAGATCATGGATCTATCTAAACTTGCCGCTTGCCTTGAAACTGTGGGCTCGCTGGCCCCAGGTAATTTTCCAGTTCATCATGCACAGGTACTTCTCTTCATATCTGAAAAAGAGTCCTGCACGTACAGAGAGATAGAAAACAAATTTGATGTTTCAAATGCTTCTGCCTCTCGCATTGTTCATTCGCTAGGAACAAACGCAAGACATCGTGAAACATGTCTCGGCCTTGTAGAGATCTATATCGACCCTGAAGAAGGAAGACGTTACAGGGTCAGGCTTACTAAGAAAGGTAAGTCAGTGATCAGATCTTTGGAGGCTGTCTAACCCACAAAACCACGACCAACCACGACCATGAAACGAACTTCATTAGGTGATCGGTTCACCATTCAGCAATCCTTTGATAAGGCGAAAAAATATCAATGGAATGAGCAAGTTGGTGCTAAAACAACCATTCAAAGAGCATTAGAAGCTGTTAGTTTTTTTAGTCCAGGGATGCCAATCGTTGATATAACTGCCAAAGAAGTAATCAAATATAGAAAGTTTCTTGCCAAAGAACTTAATAATTCTCCTGCAACCATTAATGCAAAGGTAAGCACCATCAAAGTAATGCGAGAAATGGCTGTTATTCATGGAGAAGTAAAAATTTTGCCTGAAATGCCTAAGAATTTACCTGTTGATAATCACAAAGATATTATTTGGGAAGATCTTGAACTTGGAGCTGTTTGTGATGATTTAATGCAACGCAACAGGGAGGAAATCGCAAGGTTCTTGGTCTTTTTATGTGAGATGGGCTGTAGACCTGTTGAGATGAGAAGACAAACTGCATCAGATTACAATTTTAAAGAGAAGACAGTTACATTTTTTAAAAGAGCACATGACAATAAAACTTCTAATAGAACACTTCCTCTTACACCTGTTGCCTTCGATATTGCTAAAAGACAGGTGAATAATATTCGCCACCTATGGACAGAAACCCATGTATGGACAACGCCTGAGAGAGAATTAAATTATCAAGTCACAAAATCTTTAAATAGATGTGGAATTGAGAAAAGTTTTGTTATCAAAGCAACAAGACATACCTGTGGCACAAAACTTGGGAGACGAGGATGTACTAGCTTGGAAATAGCTGCTTGGCTTGGACACAGTTCGGAACAAATGTGCCAACGATATGTCCACATGCCACACGACCAGCACGCAAAAGCTTTTAATGCTTTGACAAGGTTACGCGCAGCTTGAGAAGGGGGTCTAGCAATCTGGTGAATGCACTGAACTCATAATTCAGCTAAGGCGAGTTCGATCCTCGCGACCCCCATTGCAACTTTGTTTGTAAACAATATTCGCTTCGTACGACTGATTAAAAAATATGCAGAACCTCTACTCAGGGATAGAATGTAAACAGCAAAGATCCCAGGCTATGACTAGCTTGGAACGAACTCATAACTCGATTATACATCGTCAACACCCTCGGAGAACAACTCATTCGATTGCAGTAACAGGGATAAGGGCTGGTCATACACCCGTGTAACGAATAACTTGCTTGTAAAGGTTATTTATTTAGCGTTTGACAGTTATAAATTCACTCGATGAACAGATTCAGCGACAGTTAATTGCTGAGTCCAGGGCCAAGGATTCTTTTGATTCCAATCAAAGGAGGTTAAAAGCTGTCGGAAAAGAGAGTGCTCTTTCTTATGGGCAGTATCTTTACAGTTCGTTAGTTGCTGATGTTGCTAGTGCTTTAGATAAAACCTTTACGGAATATCTGCTCAATCCTGATCAGGCACGAATCAATGGAGCTGCTATTCCTTTCTTTGATCCATTTAAAAGTGTTGATCAAATTGCTTCTGTTGCTTTAGTTGCAACGATTGACCAACTCAGCCGGAAACAAAGGCTTGCTGTTTTCTCTCAAAACTTAGGGGCTGCAATAGAGAAAGAATGCAGGCTGATGAGACTAGAAGGGAAGAGCCCTGTTGAATTACGTCATTTGATGAGGCAAGGAATCAGCCGAAACAAGATCAGCAGTACAGAAATAATGAGGCAGCTTGGTTGTCCTATCCCTGTCTTTAATGATTTAACCCGTCTACATATTGGTCAGTTCCTTTTAAATCACATCCTTCCAACAGGTCTTGTCAAAGTAGAGATTCACAAGGTTGGTAAAACTACTCCCAGGTTTGTTCTACCTACTGAAGAGGTTGAACATATTATTCGTGAGTGCAGGGTTCAGCAATACAAGACAGCTTATTCAGCAATGGTTTGTCCTCCTGAAAGATGGGAAGGACTTTATGGAGGAGGAGTTCTTGCTAATGAAGAATGTTTAATTCGTGTACCTATTCAAGATGCAGAAGAGAAAGACACAACTGCTATTGAGCATTACAGAAGAGCTGATCTAAATAAATACATTGCAGTTGTAAATCATCTTCAGGATTCAGCCCTTAAAGCCAGGAAAGACACAATAGAAGAACAAAGAATTACCTGGGAGAATGGCTTTTATGGTCTATGGCCTTGCGCCAAGATTCCTAAACCTGTCCCTGAAAGGTTGGGAGATAATCCAAGCAAAGAAGATTTGAGGGAAAGGAATCGCATGGCCTCAATGGCCCATCGAGATCGAGAACAAAACAGACCAAACCGAATCAAGATTGAAAGATATATGCAACAGGCAGAGGAAATAGCAGGTCGAACTGTGTGGCAGGCATATCACAGTGACCACAGGGGAAGAATTTATACATCAAATAAATATTGCACAACTCAAGGGCCTGATTATGAGAAGGGGATTCTGGAATTTGATGAAGCATTGCCTGTCGATGAAGCAGGTTTTGAATGGTTGTTAGCAGGAGCAGCAGGTCACTATGGATTAAGTCGGTCACATTGGGATGAACGTGTGACGTGGGGTGAAAAACATATTGAAGAGATGAAAGCAGCAGCAAATGACCCACTTGGAAAGGTCGAATTGTGGCGAAGTGCTAAGGACCCCTGGCAATACTTACAGGCTTGTAAAGGTGTAAATGAAGTCCTGGAGGAAGGTAAAACAGGGGTTCCAGTTCGCTTCGATCAGACCACGTCAGGGTGTGGAATATTGGCAGCCCTGTTGAGGAATAGAGAGATAGGGAAACTATGCAATTTATATGGAGACACCCCTGAAGATCTATACAGCCTTGTAGCTGAGAAAGTTATTGAAAGACTTACACATGACTTGCAGTTTGGAGACAGAAGAGAACAGGTACTAGCAGAGGTCTGGCTAGAGAGAGGAGTATCAAGATCTCTATGCAAGAAACCAATACTTGCCGCGCCTTATGGAGGCTCCTACATGTCCCTGTGTGACAACTTGGTTGAAGTCCTGGATGAACACCTCGGATATGTCCCATTAGAGAACTTCACTTTTGAGGTTGCTATTCCAGCGAAGTATTTAGCTAGTCATTTATGGGCAGAGACGAAAGAACATATTCAACCTTGCCTTGATTTAAAAAAATGGTTGATGCAGGTTACTAAGAAAGTAATGATCAAAGGTCATCCAGTTGAATGGACAATGCCTAATGGTTGGCCGATGAAGATTGCAGATAGAGAACCTACAAAATCCACCGTTAAAACAATTTTGTATGGAAAGAAAATCCACATTTCATTAAAAGATCAACCAATCACATCGCGTCTTTCATCAACACAAGCAAATAAAGGGATTGCCGCTAATTTCACTCACGCTTGGGACGCTACTTTCCTAAGTAACTTTTGTTACGAGGCCGCAGAGCAAAGCATTCCAATAATCACAAACCACGATTGCTTCGCTTGCCATGCGACCAATGCTGGCAGGGTTCATACATTGTTACATGATACTTTTGGAGCCCTATATGCACCTAACTGGCTAATAGGAATTAAGGAGGAGATACAAATGACCACAGGCATTTCACTTCCTAATCTTCCTGAAATGGGAACGCTTGATCCTGCAAAAATAGGAACTAACCCTTATTTATTTTCTTGAAATAACAACTTTGAATCATAGGACTTGCACAGGGGCGAAGAGTACCTTACCTTTATAAAACACCCTATATATGGAGTCTTTTGGCCAAGGAATTAATCAAGACACCACAAGGAGAGATCCGTTGGTGCAAACTCTTAGGCGATGCACGACCAGCCTATGAAGAAGGAAAGCCTGATGAATGGACGGCTGAATTATTACTAGATGGCAGGGATAAAAATGTCATCGAATGGACCGAAATGATGGAGCAAAAGTTCTATGAATTACATGGAACTCAAGCTAAAAAGAATACTTATTGGTTCAACTGTCTCCCTGATAAAGAAGACAGTGCAAAGCTCGTTGTGAAATTCAAATTGCCTTGCTTCACTCGTAAAGACGGAAGCAGATCAGAAGGTCCAACAGTATTTGATTCCAAGAGAGCTGCTTGGCCTGTCTCTACAGAAATCGGTAATGGATCAAGAGTGATTATTGCTTTTGATATTTACGCCTGGAACAACAAAGCAGGTGCAGGTATGACATTGCAGCCAAAGATGATGCAAGTCATTGATCTTATTGAGTACACAGGAGGATCTTTACCTAAAGAAGATGATGTCTTCGAGGAAATTTCAGGCGGTTATTCAGTAGCTGAAACCGAAGGTGCCCCATTCTGATGGGAGTCCGAACAGCAGAAGTAATTCTGCCTTTACGTCCTATTTCAAAACCCAGACCTAGATCCTTCATGGGTCAAAGCCGACCATACAACGATCCTGTTTATAAGAAGTGGATCAAAAATGCCAGAGCACACATGACTGAGTTCTGGACTAGAGAACCACTTGAGTTTGTAAACAATCTGCATATCAGTTTTCGCGGCCCTGCTCGTGGAGATCTTGATAACAGAGCTGGATCAGTTCTTGACGCAGGTAATGGTCTGATTTGGAAAGACGACAACGTGAAAGTTATAGGGAACATGACACTTCAATGGCATCACACAAAGGAGAAAGAGGCACACGTCATTCTCCATATCACATGGGAGGAAGATGAATGATTCCTTGTCCTAATTGTGGACACGACAAAAATGTTGTTCGCGAAGTCCAAAGCAAAACACAAAAATTAAGGCGTTATCGCGTCTGTAAAAAATGTGGCAAGTCATTTACAACTGAAGAATTTCTAGCTGTCTTTGCTGGTAATTCCAGAGGGTTAGTTATCGACAGGCCGCCAGGGGAGGGAGATGGGTGAATCCCGTTTTGTTCGTCACGATTCTTGCCCCGACTGCGATAGCTCTGACGCTTTGGCGGTCTACTCGGACCACACGTTCTGTTTCGCCTGCCAAAAATTCACGAAAGGAGAAGCCACTGAAAAAGCTCCCAGACAGGAACCTTTTCGGCCAATGAAACCTATTGAAGATTTACCACCTTGGGAGTCTGACCATTATCGAGGCATACCTAAACGTGTACTTGATCAATACAACATTCTCAAGACAGAAACAGGCGTTGCTTTTCTTTATCGAGACGATTCAGGAAAAAACATTGCAGTTAAACAAAGATCTAATGAGAAAAAAATCTCCTGGAAAGGTGACGCAAAATCAGTCGCAGGGTTTGGTTCACATCTCGCAAATCCTTCCCACCATGATGCAATCGCTATTTGCGAAGGCGAGTTCGATGCCCCCTCAGTCTATGCAGCCACCAGTGGAAAAATAGTTGGAGTCTCTGTTCCAAATGGAGCACAGAATGCAGCTAACTTTGTAAAAAAGAAGTTCAATTTCTTCAGTCAGTTCAAAGTTATTTATGTCTGCACTGATAACGATGATCCAGGTAATGCTGCTGCTGATGATCTTGTCGCTCTCTTTGAACCAGGCCAAGTTCGTCGTGTTGTCTTTCCTAAGAAAGATGCCAATGACACCCTTCAAGAATTAGGTGCTCATGCTTTAAAAGAAGCAATTTCTGCAGCTAAAGAATTAAGACCTGATGGCATTAGACCTGCTTCTGATTACGCAGGGATAGCGAATAAACCACCAGAAAGAAGAGCAACAAATTGTGCATTCGGTTTCTGGAATGACAAGACACCTTTCTATGACAATCAACTCATCGTATTAATTGCGGGGTCAGGCATTGGTAAGACAACCTTTGCAAGGGCGTTGGCATTACATGATATGGAGAGAGGTATAAAAGTGGGGTGGATTGGACTAGAAGAGACAGCAGAAGAAGCCGTGTTTCGTTTTATTGGCATGGCTGCTGGAATCCAGTTACATGCTCGACAAAACTATGCAGGACTAACTGATGAACAAATTCAGAACATTGCACAAGCTGACAAGTTTGTTACTGGTTCTGGAAGCCTTGAGTTATTTGATCACTTTGGATCTCTTGATGAAAAGGTCATCCTCCAAAGGATGAAATACATGGTTATGAGTCTTGGTTGTCAACATCTCTACCTTGATCATCTAACGATTATTGGTAGTGGTTTAGCTCAGGACACAAGGCATTTGGATTCAATGATCACAAAGATCAGGAGTTTCATCGCTGCTACTAAATGCACAGTGTTTGCTATCAGTCATCTCAATCGCTCCTCTGGTGGAGAGAACTTTGAGAATGGTGCTACTCCAGAACTTCACAACATCAGATCATCACATTCAATAGTCCAATTAGCTGATTCAATTTGGGCCCTCTCCAGAAAAAGAGGAGAAAACACTACTCATTCCACATGTTTGAAGAATCGCATGTTGGGGAGACTGGGCTATGCAGGCTCATTTCACTTCGACGAACAAACCCAATCTCTAAATCACACATGGGAAGACCAGGCCATCCCGTTCTGAATTGGAATCAACTCAGAAAAGCACAAGCTGTTTACTTCTTCGCTGGTTCTACCTGGAAGAAGGCAATGGTTACTGAACTTTATCCAACTTCTTGCACCATTCTTTATAAGGAAAATGAAAGAGATCATGCAAAGCGAGTCGCTGACCTCGAAAATGTGCGTTCCGTTTTGGGATATGAGACACCCAAAGAAGACACCCCTACAAGTAAGTCGGGAAACAATCAAAGCAATGATCATTGATGCTGAAGAATCTTATTGCGATGAATTTGACAAAGGCAACAAGATTCAATCGATGTGGTGGGACGGTTATTTACGAGCTCTCTATCGCATCTCGGAGTACCACGAACAATGAGTTCTACTTCTTGGCGGGAAGAACAACTCAAAGCTATTGATGAACGCATAGCTGAACTCAAACTCCTTAAAGCAACACTAATTATTGCAAAACAAAACCATGACCGAGCCAAAACTGATCTATGACGTAGAGCCTGATCTTTATCGTTCTGCCTCTAGTGCTGAATATGAAGTTGAGTTCTCTCCAGATGTCTGGACTTATCAATGTCGTATCACTGAAGCCAAAGATGCCATCACCTCAGAAATCGAACGTGTTCAATCATTTGCCCCCAACCATGAAATATTCTTGGCCGTGGGTGACAGGACGAATTACCGCTATTCGGTCTATCCCTTTTACAAATCAAATCGACTCAAATACAGAAAACCTGCAGGGTATTCAGCACTACGGAAGTGGCTTAATAAAACATGGCCCATCCTCACGTTACCCAATGTCGAAGCCGATGATGTAGTTGGTATTTCTTATGAAGAAGATGACGTTATCTATTCAAGAGATAAAGATCTGAGAACTATTCCTGGAATCCATATTGATTCAATAGGTTCGTTAGAAGAAATCTCTGAATGGGAAGCTGATTTGTCTTTCTATACACAGGTTTTAACTGGAGATGCTTGCGATGGATACCCAGGCTGTCCAGGTGTAGGTCCAAAAACTGCAGCCAAGATCATTGCAGGGGCTACTGATGAACATGATTTATGGGATCTCGTGAAAGCTACTTATATAAAGACAGCAAGAAAGAAACCAGAGGAAACACCTTCTGTCTTAACAATGGCTAGGTGTGCTCGGATTCTTAGGAATGGAGAGTATGACCACGAAAATGGGAAACCAATTTTATGGGAACCTCCATATCCAAGAGAAGTATTTATTCCAAATTTCCACGACTAACCATGCCAACCCCAAAATATAAAATTAACGATCAAGTTAATAAAAAAATAAACACAGGCGTTTATTTAAAGACAGGTGCAGCCGTTGGCACGATCATCGAAGTAAAAGAAAAATACAATACAAGAAAGCGTATTGCTTATTACTACGTTGTTAAGTGGGAAGAAAACGGTAGGCGATCTGAGCACGCCCAACACATCCTAGTTCCAGCTCCCTAACCCTTTTTCCTTTGCTCCTCTTCAAGATGAAGGCCAGTGAAAAGGCAAGTCATAGGGTGAGACGGATCTGATCTCCCTGATTTTTCATATAGATCGTTCTGATATTTCACACGATCCATATTGTCTTTGACTCTGTTATTCATTTCTTCCTGCTAGTTAAATTGCGCTCAATCAGGGCCACTGCTCCATCGTCAAGAGTGTTATCTGTTGATTTAGCTAATGCTTTTAATAAATCAATGATTAATTTTTTAGTGCTTTCGCTTTTAAGAAAAGCAAAAAGAATTGGTCGTACTAAAAGAAGCATAAAAAAGTTGCACTTACCATTAGACTAATATCTACACGACCGTAGAGCAATCATGGAAGAACAAGAAGAAACTAAAAGCAGTTCCAATTGGCTCTCGCAAATTGTCCAATTAGCCATTCTTGCTTGGAGCCTCGGAGTGATTTCAATTTCATACTTCGGGAACACTGTCAGGCAGATCGATACGACTTTTGCCGCAGGTCTTTTGTCGGCCTCACTTAGCCAATTTGGTTTGAACGTAAAAAACAAAGACAAAAACGACAAAAAGCAAAATGGTAAAACCGATCCTATAACTGGTAAAAAGGTAGATCCTCAATCTGGTCGACTTCTATGAAACGATTCATCCCCCTAATCCTTTTATTAGCAACGGCTCCTGGAGCTAGGGCTGATATCACAGCTAAATACGTTACAAGCGCTCAAATATCCATTGACGCTCCATACGTTGTCACTAATAAAGCAGGAACAACCTATAGCCTTTCAGGTAACAACATCACCCCTTCTGTCACTGTTGGAGATACAACAACTAGCGGAAAAATTGGCGGTTTAAATCTTGGCAGTTTGAGTAATGGTGTACCCGCTTTAATTAATACAGATACTACGGTCACAGTTGCTGGATCTGCGTTCTCCAAAACCGAATCGGTATTTTTAGGCGATTCAACGCCTTCTGCTGTTACACCTAGCGCAGGCATCGCAGCATTACCTGTATTAAGTGGTCAGACGACAATAGGCAGCGGAGGCACAAAAGGTGATTTAGCCCTTACGAGTCTTAGTTCAGGGGTCCATACATGTGTTGCTGGTGGTAGCGGCACAAGTTGTATTGGCTCAACTACAGTGACAATTGAAATTGATTAAATGGCTCTTGCTATTGAGTACTTTAATAGGTGGCAAATCCCTTGCTACACCTTTAGTCCCAGCATTTCGCACTGGTACTCTTACTACAAATTCTTCGAGTACCCAACTAATAAATGAGACAGTTTCAGTATCTACCTGGCGTTCAGGATATTCGTATTCTGCGTCTGGGAATAACATTTCGACAGATACTTATATCAACCCTGCTGCAATTACAGAGAACCAACAAACACATGATGGAGTCAGGTTCTCCTGGACCTCACCACAGATGGAGAGTATCCCAAGATGGAATATCGTAAACGAAGGCCAGCCCTTCACTCTCGTGGAATCAATAATTCCAGCGGGATTAGATTCGATAATAACAACGACGAGACAAATTCAGACCTCAACCACGACCGAATCTATAAGTGTATTTGGACAATAGCATTATTAATAGGTGTCCAAACTCCAGTCATAGCAAACACCACGGTCAGTTCGCCAAACAGTACCAGCACAGGGGTCGTTAACAACAATGCAACGATGATTACCCCAGGTTTATGGCCTACTAATAGAATGTCCCAGGGCATCCAATGTGTTAGTCCATCCGTTACTTTTAGTCCCTTCATCACAGACGGAAGAACATGGCAATCTCCCAGAGAAGATATAACCAGGACACCTATTTACGACGAAGACACAGGAAACGTTCTTTATTATTCAGAAATTCCAAGATTTGAGAAGGACTCGTTCAACATGAGTATGGGTGCAAGCCTTCAGTTCAACATCCCATTAGGAAAAGGAGTTGACCTATGCCATCAAGCAGTCAAAGTTAATATCGAGAATCAAAAGCTCTTACAACTCAAAACTAAATACGAAATAAATCTCCACCGACTTGCCCAATGCTCAACGCAGATAAAACTTGGGGTCAGATTTAAGGAGGGTTCAGATAGTGCAGTTACCTGTGCTGACGTAGAAGTAGTCGTACCAGCTAATCAGGTTTTACCTCATCGTCATTCGATTTCTTCTTCCCAGTAAGTTTCTTCATTAGATTTTTTATAATCGGTTTGATAGCGTTGAGGATTAGCGGGGCCGATACAGCTAATAATGCAGTTGCAGTTGTTGATAAAGCCTGTCCTGGACTAGGAAAATAGGTTTCCGTATAAGTCACTTTCTCCCATACAGGTAAGCAGTCACCGTTTATTTCTTCAAACCTGACAACACGTTCCAACCTCTTTTCATTAGCAAATGATCCAACCCTTAAATTTGAATTTGGATCAGGGCAAGGTGTTTCTTCTGGGTCTGGATCTGGTGGAGGTATTTTTATCTTTGATTTAGGTGACTGCGGTATATCACTTTCTTTATCTGCTACCTGTGGTTCCTGAACTGAAATCTTTAGATCTCTATCCCACTCCATTGGATAGAAATGAGGTAACTCTCCTTCAGCACATGTGGCATAAACACCATTTCTGTCTACTAAAAGAAGGTCTGCATTACCTGTAAGTTTTAAATCTCGATGAGTGTACTGACATCCAGGAATCGTAGTTGGACTATCAGGTATATAGACAACAGGTATATCAATATCCTTGATATGAATATCAGGGATTTCCATTTATTTCATCGCAGATCATATTGATCAGCATTGTCTTGTTGTAATTATGAGTCGTACCAGCAAGTTTCCTTAATTCGTAATTGGTTACGCCACGCAATGCTCGTCTATATCCATCAAGAGGTTCAGGACTCCGATAGACAAATAAACTACCAATTGCATCAAGTAAGAACTTCATCAAAAAGGCATACCAATACCAGTAGTTTTTGGAAGACTTTTTTCAATTGATTTAGGGACAACCTTTGATACCTGCCCCATAATTTTTTCCTTCACCTGCTCTTCAAATTGAGGTGAAGTTACATACCTATATAAAAGAAAAGAGCCGCCAGCAAGTGAAGCACTAATTAAAAGTGCAACACAAGCAGCAGCATCAAGTACCTTCCGAATCATGACCAAGGTTTCCCAGTGCCATGAGTAGGTGTTTTCTGAACGTTTACACCATTTTCAACAGCAGCCTCAACTTGAGCTACTTTGTCGATAGTGTTGCCAGCGTCATCTTTATCTGAATTTAGCTTTGCCTTGACCCATCCAATCACCTGAGTTTCCGTCAAGTCACCATACGGGATCAGCGTAGAGGGCTTCTCTAGATTTACCTCCCCAGTAGCGCGGAATTTGTAAGTGCCATCTTCGCCGTCGCAGCGAAAAATAACTTTATTGACATACCCATCTGCAAGCTCTCGCTCAAGGGTATTTATAGACCAAGTTTTAGTAGCCATTGTTTATGATTCTGATTTGTTAGCAATTAGAAAAGCCTTATAGTCTGCTTTAACTTGTGTAGTCCATACAGCGTTGCAGATTGTCTGAACATCGCTGTCCTCTCCCGATATGTTTGTATCAACTAGGTTATCACTTGCATCAAGTGTGCCAGGGTTTAATACTTTTCTATGAAAGGAACGGGTAAGTTCCACACCATCTTTTTTAATGACGGTTGCGTTTCTAACGCCTACGTTCCAGCGTTGAGTGACCTCTATTTTGTCGTTCTCTTGTGTTTCTGTTAATGCCATTTAGGGAAATTCTCCGAATTAAACAGGTTTATGGCGTAGTTTTGAGACGTGCTAACGGTCTAAATATTTAACTAACTATTTGGGTACCATCCAGCAATTTGAAATATCCAGTTGACGTCGTCCCAATCTTCAATTTGAGGCATTACGTTGAGGTTTTTACCATAACTACGTACGTTAAATGCATTAGAACCACCTGTAGCAATACCTACGAATGGCGGTTCTGCTATAGATGCTGTAGTATTCCCACTTACTCCATACATAAATACTTGTACTCCTCTACCAATACTCCATGATGAAGCCATAGGACCACTAACAGTTTTAGGAAGACCACCAATATAAAGATCTCCAGCACCTGCTGTAGTGATTGAACTAATACGTACAACACCTTCGATATATACCATATTGCCAATCATTGTATATTTACCCCCAGTACGTACTGCTTCGTATGAATATGATCCAGCAGTGGTTCCACCATA